AGCACCAAGGTCAATTGGGTTTTGTTCATAGTTAAGCCCTGCGGTTTCTACTTTCGCTCGGATAAAAAACGAGTCTGATTTAGCCATACAACTGCCAGCACTCGACGGTGTATAAAGTAAACCTAAAAAAATCTGCAGCACAAAAAATTCGCTGCACTGAAAAAAAAGGCTTAGTGTACTTTCTACACTTTGCAGCCCATCTTCACGGCGAAGCCGTTAACAGACTGGATCGGAAAGCCGCTCTCCACCCTCGCTTCGCTCCCCCGACCACCACCCCTATGCTGATGCCCCCGCTATATTATTCTATGCCGACCCCTTTTTTGGCGAGATACTAAATAACATTATTATTTAGCGTGTAATATGGCGAACCAATACTCCATAACCGTCAGCGATCGTGCTGACAATGTGCTAAAACAGTTGAAAGAAAGCGGTTACATGACCTCTCGGTGCATATCTGCAGCGATTGAGTTGTTAGGCCACGAGGCGCTCGTGCGTCTTGTTACATATCAGCGTCGAATTGACACACTTCTAAAGGAGGAAGACGAATGAAACCTGTTACCTTGACTCAAGACCAAAGTATGCGCTGCATGATCCAATGTAATTGTGCGCGTTCTGATCGCAACGGTTGGAGTCTTTCTCCACGAGCGTGTATAGAATGGCAAGAAGGGCGTTTGTACATTATGTGCGAGCATTGCGGTAGGCTGGAATTTCATGATGGTGGTGAAGAAGAATGAAACAAAAGCGTAACCAATATACTGGAGCTTCAGGAATTACTGAAAGAGAAGCTAATACAATCAGAGGGGCTGCACATAAACTCCACAAGATCAGTGAAAAGAAAAACCTGTACGTTCGACATCAAATGAGACTACTAAAAGCAACAGAACAACTTCTTAAATTACTTGAGGAAGCTGATAGATAATCCAGCTATCAGCTATGGATGTGCAAGCTTGCACATGCATAGCTTAGAAATACGGGATGAACATTACAGCAGCCCGGACAGCATCGACGCCACCGACCATAGCGAGAGTAAGAAATGAAACCAAGACATTCAACTTAACCAGAGTATCGAGATTTGTTTCTTTCTCTGAGCGTCGTTCTTCTCTGGTCATCAACCATTGAGCGAACCGTTCGATTCTGGTGCGCTCAGATTCACTTTTTTTTGAAGCTTCAGTTAAATTGTCATCTTGGGTCATCTTGTGATCTCTCCTTGATTAGTTGCAACACGGATTCGTTGTCATTCAATTCTTTGGCTTCAAGAATAACCAGGTAATTCGCTTCGGCTCCAGTTGCAATGTTGGATATCCATAAATCTTGGACAACGACATGGTCAGGGTCAATGATTGCCATGCTCGCTAACCGAGTCCCGGCGGTAGTAGTCTCTCGTGCCCAGCCAATTTGACGGTTATCACTTGCATCCATCTCGGCGGTAACTGTGCCACTTAGAGAGAGGATGCAATCGACATCATCGCCGCTAACTTGAGAGATAGTCCACACATAGAACTCCTTGACAACAAGACCATGATTCAAACGCCCATCGTCCAGAATCAAACGCTTTGTGACAAGTGGATCTACACGCCCCCGGAGAGTATGTCGCTTCACTTCTTCGCCTCCTTATGCGCTGCACGAACTGCCGCTTTGAAACCGTTCTTCTTCCACTCGCCGTTTTTCTTCTTGTACTTCTTTGAGACTCGCTTAAATGCTGCTTTGTACTTTCGATTGTACGCAGATACCTTGCGTTTCTTTGTGGGCTCTTTGGCCGCAGCAACGGCACCCGTGGTGGTGCCTTCGACAAAGCCTTGAACGAGTTCGGGAGGCAACCCGGTGGCTTTGGCAACAGGTACCAGCAAAGCGTCAGCAATAGCACGAAGGCGTAAAGCAAGCCGCAAGTCTTCATCAGTAGGCAGGTGAATCACCTCACTGTTGGGAAAGGGCAAGTGCCATTGCTGCAGACTGAGATAGGGTTTCGACTGTGCATTCCAGAACTATCGACACTTGGTCGCAGACTGCATTAGTAACTGAATCAGTTCCGAGGTATAGTTGCTCGACTGCAACAAGGTAACCGTTACGGAACATCTCTGGTGAAATGTCAACACGATCAGTCATCGAGGTGTTGTTACCTGTTTGTGTTCCAACTACAAGTTTTCCTGTAGATATAACGCTACGGTCTGTGCAATCTACCATAGTTGACTGTGATTGAGTAGTAAGTTGGTAGGAAGTCATAGCGTTATCACTTGGCCCTGCTGAAGGGATTTGAGTAGGTGAACCATATTGAACGGAAACATTGTGTATCCGCAGCACACTTTTACCCAGTGCATCCACATAAGCACCAAGGTCAATTGGGTTTTGTTCATAGTTAAGCCCTGCGGTTTCTACTTTCGCTCGGATAAAAAACGAGTCTGATTTAGCCATACAACTGCCAGCACTCGACGGTGTATAAAGTAAACC